ACCAAAAAGATTAATTGAACCCGTAACATCTACAGATCCAGTTACAACTAATGAACCACTTGTTCTTTGAATATTTGTAAAGTTGTTTGATCCGGTTGTGGCAAACATTCCAGTGTCTACATTAGTCAGGTTAACACTAGATTGTGCATTTAGAAAATCAGAATATACTGAAATGGAATTACCCATACCAACGTGAAAATCACAGAAATAGTATAGTGTTGATGGAGTGACTTCTGTAACATCAATTTGAACATAGAATGGAGTCGCTCCAGTTGTTACTCCTGTTGTGTATACCACACCACCGTTATGTTCACCATCGTTAGTTAAAGAAAAAAGTAATGGATGAACATTATTATTATCAAAATAGAATCTATATTTAAATCCTCTAATAAATGATAATTTTGGATTTTTAACCCCATTAACGTAATATTTCCCTCCCGCATCTGTAAGAGTAATTTCAACAATATCATCACCACCTAAGTTAAAGTTATTAACTTTTAATGTACCCGTTATTTCGGTATTTGTGTTGATTCTTAGCCCATTAGCACTTGAAATAGATGCGGTAGCACTACCGTCAGCAATTCTTGTTAAATTAAGCCCTGTAACACCGCTAGCAGGAATGTTGTATAATCCAGACCCATTTCCAATGAACGAACCAGTAAACGCTCCGGTAGTATAAGACCCCGTAAATGTTTGAAAACTGGAGGTTAGCAAATATTTTTCAGCGTGTGAAGCTGAAATGGCGTTTTGTGAAGTACCTGAGATGGTCGCAAACAACGTACCTAATACTGTTAAATCACCTGAAATTTCTCCCGAACCAGATACTGATAGGGAGCCCGATATGTGTGGATCAAATATATTCATCTAATTGTGTTATTATACTTAGATAAATACTTTGGAGTTCATATTATGGCTGAATTATATTAAGGGATTGTCTTTGGTTAGATAACGGCCGCTGAACGGGAATATATGGGCAGTTTCAATATTAAAATGGTCTTTAATATCATAAATGCCCTGGCTTAAGTATAGATCTTCATATGTAATAGACTTTAAGCCCCTTTCTTTAATAAAATTTTGAAATTTTTCTTTAACATCTTTCTGGATATTTTCATAATAATCCAATATTTCCCCCTCTGAAATGGTTTCCCTTAATCTCTCTACCGTATATTTTGAATGCCACTTATTTGTTTTAAAAGCATATAATAATGAACTGACTTGTTCAAACCAGTTTTCCCTGTACAAGCAGATTATTTTGTCACTTTTCTCAATCAACGGAGTAAAATTCCTATCTGTATGCCAAAGTTCTTTTATTATGTAGTTCTTGTTGGGGGTTATCCAAGAAAGGTCGTTCCCGCTTATATCTTGAGTATATCTTGTTTCTGCTGGGTTAAAGGGTTCATGAATTGCTTCAAAATTTGGTAAAGCAATGGAAAGCCAATTTAATAAATTCTGGCTACCACTCCTACCTTCTGCAATTATTGTATATATCATATTAGTTTATTGCTTATACTACCCCCTTTATCTAATATTGCTAATAACTTTTCTGCAACCTCTCTTTGTGTTTTTTCTGAAAAATGCCCATCGTTTATTTCTCCGTCTGTTTCATCTCTAATAGTGGTGATTGGTAATATTATGTTTTCAACTTTAATACCCTCTTCGGAGTTGTTCATATAAAAGGGGGACCATTGAATTAAAACGTTCTTTTTAAACAAGTGGTCAACCAATTTAATTATTTTATTATGTTCTTTGATATAATTTACATGCGATCTGTGCACCAACATTTCTTCGATGGTAGATTGGCTTACATCAAAATCGACGTTTTTATGTGGAATTAATATTGTACTAGGTAAAACCCCCTGAAAATTATTATGTTTGTTTACCATTCTAAATCTTATATGACTAGTCCATCCCACGATAATGATATCATCTTCTTTAATAAAATTCAAAGAATCGATAATAGAGTCTAATATACATCTATTATCTGTTCCGCCACGGCCAAGATTATTAAGTGGCATACCCAGTGTTTCAGATATAACATCGCCATAAACTTTTGGTACATACCCCTTCCAATCACAATACTTGTTTCTCCAATCATTTGAATTTGGATACGGAGCATATGGTGCGGTGTAACTATCACCAAAGGTCCAGATTCTTCCCATTATATTATACTTTGTTTTATATCTATTAACTCGTACATGTTATGAAACACATACGGATTTAGTGCAATTTTATTTAATTTATTAATAAATAAAGAATACTCAGGATGATTTTCATCCCAAATCTTTAACATTTTAAATGTTTCTTCATTGAATGTTCCCCAATTTGTTATTTTACCAAAGAAAACTTTGGTTTTGTTACCAAAAATTCCGTAAATTAAACTTACAAAATCTTCCATCTCGTTGTAATTTGTTTGTTGAACAACAAAAGAACATTTTACATATTTCATTGTTGGTATTGTTGAGATAAATTTTAAATTAGATATCAAGTTATCCCAGTTACCACCTAATCTAGTCACATTTTCGTATGTGTATTTAGTCCCAGCATCTATACTTATTTCACATGTCTTAACATATTTGTGAATATTTGGCATACTATCCCACATCTCTTTATTCCATAGACTAGCATTGGTATGTAAATGAATCGATTTTAAATTTGGGTATTTTATTGGATCAAAATTTCTTAAAAAATTTCTATACGAAACCGAAGCAAACGGATCTGCCGTACCGGAACAATAAATTGTTTCTATTGAGTTAGAATATGCACCTTCAATTTCTTCAATTGTTAAATTAATTTTCTTTATTTTATCGGTGTTAGCGACAATCATGTCAACTCTACATGATGGACATTTATAATTGCATGTCCTATCAAAAGACATTTGTATAATTTTTGGCCCTTCAGCCATATAACCATCTTGTTGTTCATAATATTTTTTAATATCATCATCTAACTGGTTAATATGTTTAATAGGTCCCAGATTGCTCACGTTTAGATTAACTAGCTTGGATAAAAATGGACACTGGGTTTTATCACAGTGTCGGTACGATCCATCAATAACAGATTTTCTTATTTCAATAGCTTCATCGGAATTCCATAATGTTTCTAATGGGACGTTTTTCGGTAATTCTTTTTTCAACCAACTAGCACAACACATGAAATTTTTATTTTCATGTATTTCCAGTGCTTGAAATGGAACCGTACAAACGTATTCTTTTAAATCTATTTTCATTATATAATACTTCTTTTTTTACCAATCATTCGTAGTCTTTCTTCACTATCTTTATCGAATATGTCTTCATAATATGTGATTGGTATATCTAGTTTTACTGATAGTTCATTAATGTCTTTATTCCATTTTACAATATCATTATAACATAGTTCAAATACTTCTGACGGTACCTCTTCATAGAGATATGGCATATTTGAATTATAGTTTTTCTTTTTTGAGAAGTATGTCTGATATGCATGAGATTCAGTACATTCTAAAACATTTTTTCTCGTTAATAATATAACTTCATCAAATTGTTTAGTCAATTCTAAATTATCATTATGATGACATATTATTGTTTTAACTACTACATCTTTTTCATTATTGTAACTAACTCTATTACTACCATCAAATGGTTCAAACAAAGGTTTTAACCCCTTTTCTTTTGCTAATCTATATAATAAAGAGGTAGATCCAGTTCTTGGTAATGCTATTATTAATATACTCATAACAGCGTGTTACTAGTTTTAATTTTAGGATAATTAAAATCAGTTTCAGTCATCCAAACATTTAATGCATATCTCACACCTTTGGTTACAGGTAAAACCCCATGGAACGTTTCAGATCCATTAAACGAAATGCTGTCTCCTAATTTTAAGTCAAACAACATCAATCCGTTTAGGTTTTCAAAATCATAAGGAGGGTTTTCTTCGTTTGTTAGTGCGAATTGGCCCCCTTCAAAATCATCAGATAGAACAATAACAGTAGTCAATTCACTTGACTTATCTTTATGAAGATTTAAATACCTACCATCATAGTACGATGTTAGGCTAATATTAAAGTTTTTTAAATTAAATGTTGAATAATCAAACCACAATTTATAGTCTCCGTTTTTATAATTGTTTGTTAGTAAATCAATTATTCTTTTTTTAAATTCTGGTTCATAAATTCTTCTACAGTCCCAATTTTCAGATGGGTTATATGAAAATGGTTCACCGAACTCAAGACAGAAGTTGATCATGTCTTTGGCTACTTCGCGATCACAAAAACCATTATTTATGCTATAGTTCATATTAAGTAAGAATTTTTTGTTTTATTCTGCACCAATAGATCTCCATCAATTATAAATTTATATAGCTCATCAGCAATCAATTCGTAACCAACGCCGCTTGGATGTTTACCAGCTGTGCTATCTACCCAATGATTGTTGTCTTCCCACACATCCTTTCTTTTTGTGTCAATTAATAAATTGGCCATTGTTTTATTTCTATAACCCCAGTACCTATCACTATCAATCAAATGAGTTTTATTTGAAGAATCCTCAATATTTTTATTAATGATTGTATCAAATGCGTCGCAAAAAACATACCTAATCCCCAGTTCTTTAAACATAAATTGTAGGTGTAAAATATAGTTTTGATTTACAATATCGTAGTAGGTTTCGTTAAACAAATTACTAATGTAGTAATCCCTGAAGTTTTTCTCAGCTCTATTGTATTTTGAATTATCACCATCAACACCGTCAAAAATATATTTAAACAAATGTTGTTTACTTTTATATCTTTTACCCCATATGTGAAAATTATTTTCACTTGGAAAAAATGGTAATTGATCTCTTAAAGATGAGGACCACATAATAACAACAAAATCATCTGAAGTGATGATTTCGTTTTTTAATTGATAACAAACTGTGTTGAATATTGCATTATTTGAAAATGCTCCTACACCGTTATTTTTAAATTCACAATTAAGTAATTTTGATAAATGTTTGGGCCAGCAGTATTCTTGTCTTATGCTCGTTCTTTCTTCAGGTATTTCAGTTTTTTTTTCCTCTTCAAGATTACCACCTACTCCCTCAGTCCAACTGTCACCAAAAGTAAGTAACTTCATAAATTACATTATGATAAATGTTTTTCTTTAATCTTATTTACCACCAACTGAAAAGCAGTTGCTACTTTAGCTTTAATACTAGTGCTTAAAGGAGTTATATTAGCTTTTATTGTATTTGCTGGTCTTTCTATTCTATTATTTTGTGCCATGATTTATATTGTTTTATTTTATTTTAAAGTTTAGGTATTGGTGTTTGATCACACCCAGAACAACCACTATCACAACACCAGTGACCACAAGGGTTATAACAACACCAGCATGAGTTGTGCATAATACCAAATAAACCGTCTCCAATATCAACTAAGAATAAATCTGATGGCTCAAAGTCTAAATCATATATTGTTTTTTGACCATGTACCATTTCTAAATCAGTAATTGCAACAGTTTCTAATTCACCACTCACATTGTTTTTAACTATTAATTTATCACCAACAACCATATTATTTACTCTATCCCATCTTGTTGATAATGAATTAACTTCTTCAAAGTAGTATGTTGCAGACGGAGCATCGTCCCATGTCAAACCGTTTTCTAATGTTATTTTTATGAATATTGTGTCAACGGTTGCAGAATTTATACCATTTAATGTTGACTGAACTTCAGTCAATGTTTCAATAGTTTTCGCTAAAGTACCATCCCAACCAAATGCCGTAATATCTTCTGAATCATTTGGTGAGTCGCCTTTTAAATCTGTGAAATTTATTGATTTAATATATGCGCCTAATTGAATTTGATCAACATCTATTAACGTACCATCATATAACAAGATTTGTGTTTCATCATCAACGTGGTAATCTAATTTAGATGTATTATATAACTGTTTGTTTATATACTTGTATCTTGTTTTTTGATTATATTTTTTTGTGTTTTCTATAAACTCGTTAGCTGAAAAATCCATGGGGATTATTGTTGATTGTCGGTAACCGCCCATATTAATAACATCAAGTTCGCCACCATAAATTATATCAATACTTCTTATTACTGACCATCTACCATCAATAACGTTCTGTGAATCATATATAAATTCTTGCACCAAATGGTCTGTTA